TTAGCCAATGATTAGCCTGCTTTGTACCGGCTGTACCAGTAGACTCTGGGAGATAACAGTAATCGACCTTGGACCGTAGTTATAGATTTTAGGTTTAATATCCATAGTTCACGGTACATCTGGTACAGATACGCCTCTAAGCCTTACGCCGAGAGGCTTCTGGCCTGTACCACTACTTTTATCGTCCTGGTACAGTTATCCATAAAACCTTGTTATATCAATACGTTAGCCCTGTACCACTAGTTTACGACAAGCGGTACAGCTTACCCTGTAGCACGAGCGTAGCTCGTGAGTATTGGTCTTTGTGTAATTATTGATTATTGGCTTTGTAGCAAGGCCACTAGACGTATCAATTGTTATCCAAGAGTGTTGACGCGAACAGTCAGTAATCATGATTACATTTATTAATTAATAAACGCCAAAGGAGGCAACTATGTCAAATAATGACGATCTATTTGATCCAGCGGATCAAGAAACGGAAGAATTACTTCCACCTAACTTCACCGAAGAGTCAGCGTTCGTACCTGATACAAACGGTGATCCAGAAGGCTCGGAAGCACGCTCGGAGAAACCGGCGATTGCTTTACCAGACTTCTTCTTCAAGCGTTACAGACTTGATGACGAAGGTAAACCTACCTTCAACGAGTCAGTAGTTGGCAGCATCATGTCCGTGTTCGACATGAAAGCTGATTCCAATATGACGTTCAAAGGCGACAACGCCGACGACGAGGAGAAATATTACGACAGTCAAGTTAATACGATCGTAGATGGTATTAGCCAGCTGTTGGAGGTTGACCCTCAATCGACTGGTATCAACTTCTTATCGTTGAGCACCAGGACATGGGCAGAGTTCGTTAGTATCGCATACGAATACAACGACTCTTTGACCAGCATCAGTGCAAATGACGAGATACCTGATTGGCTCATCCAACGAGAAGAAAAGATGATGCAGCTAGGTAGAAAAG